GCACGACTTCTTCCTTAAAGCCGACCTCGTCTTCAAGCTGAACGACAAGGTCCATGAGGATTTCTTCTTTCAGGTCATTGAGTGACATGTCCTCACCACCTTTTAGGCGTCTCTGCGCTTACGTCTGCCCTTCTGAGCATTCTTGTCTGCGCTATCCGCTACCGGCTTTTTATCCTCCGGAATAGAAGGTGAAGGAACGACTTTTTTAGCCGTTCCCTCTTCCTCACGGATACGCAAACGCCTGCGTATCATCATTCCCATATAAAAATCTCCTTACGGATTATGAACCAAGGGTAATCTTGATGATCTTGCGCTCATCGTAAGCATACGGAGCGAAAATCTTAGAACCGATTACGAAGTTGGTCTGAGCAAGTTTGTCTCTGTCGAACTCAACCAGAGTGTCACGCTTCATAACGATGCGGAGTGCGCCCGGTTTAACGACATAGATTGTAGAACCGCCGTTCAGTCTGTTGGTCGGAACAACCTGACATCCGTGAATCATACCTACACGACCACGGATAATGGCATCAGCGCCGATTTCTGTATTCGGAATCCAAGAGTCTGTCTTGCGCAGGCTTGCATAGAAGGACGCCGGAATAAGAAGGACTTTCTCGCCGTCAATATCTTCACCGAACTTTGTAAGGGCATCAGCGATACCGTCAGCCGGATTCTCAGCAGCAGCGATTGTGTGTGTCAGAGTGGAAACGCCACCCATAGCTGTGAGCAGTTTGTTCTCAACGCCATCATTGATGGAGAGAAGAATCTGTTTTGCTGCTTCTTCTGCGATGTTGTTCTTGTATCCGGAAAGCAGAGCTTCGTCTGTGAACTCAACAGCCTTACCGATCTTAGAGACGGTAACTGTCTTTGTCGTTGTGCCGAGTCTTGCAATCGGAATGTCAGTGCCTTCCGCTACGTCACCGGCCGCTCCGATGTATGTGTAGGCCGGGAAAGTCAGGGTGGAGCCTGCTGTGGCGACCAGTGTGTCGTCGATCGTTGCAAGCGGAGCAAAACGAATAGCATTGATAAGTTTTTCATCGATATAGTCTGCAATAACCTGCGGATCAATGAGGTTAGCAAGCAGTGTTGCATTTTCGGAAGCTGGCATAGTGTAATCTCCTATGTGTATTGTTATGTGAAATTAATGTGCAAGTTTGTCGTAAAGGTCGGGGTTTTTGCGTCTCAGTTCGGTACGCTCGACCAGACCCATCTTTCTGAACTGTTCTTTCGTGATAGTGGAAGAACCAGTTCCGGCAGGAACATCCGGACGACTCTTGAGCCATTCGTTCTCTTTGGCTTTGATGATTGCGCTTGTAGCTTCTGTCTGAGCCTTGAAGAGTGCGTCTGTGTCTCCGTCATACATTGCTTCTGCGGCTTTGGTAGCAAGCTCTTCCGAGTAACCTTGTTTCATGTACTGGCGAACATACTTGTTAATCTGATTCTCACGAAGCAGTTGATTGTACTTTTCATCCCGTTCGGCTTCTTTCTCGGCTTTGTCAATAGAAGCCTGTTCCTGTGCGGAAAGTGTTTCACGGTACTTCTTCTTGTAGTCGGCGGCTTCGGATGCGTTCTTGTCGGACGCCTTCTTGAGCTTTGCGACTTCGGTCATAAGCGCCTGATTCTGTGCGGTCAGTTCCGCAAGTTTAGCGGCTACATCAACTTCGTTCGTGTCGTTCTTCTCGACTTTGGTTTCTTCTGCGGAAGTTACTTCAATGTTTTCCTTTGTTTCTGCCATAAAATCTCCTGCGGTTTTCGTCTTCTCTGACGTTGCCCACCAATTGAGCAAGTGTTGTATTCTGCGTTTTTGTTCATGCTTCTCTGCATGTCTTCGTTGCGAAATTTGTATAGCGCCTTCTCTGGCGCATAAAAAAGAGACAGGCGATTAACCCGTCTCTAATTAACTAAATGTGAGCCAACATCGACAGTTGACTGTTTCTTCCGGTGCATCGACTTCCGGGTCACGAGGAACCATCATTTCGTATCCACCGACTATGAATGGCTTGTCGAGCGGTATTGTCTTGCCTTCGACAGCCCTGTGTGTATCACGAACGGCTTTATCACCGACCGTGCGCCATGTTTTTCTGGACTTTCCCAGTTCAACCGCTTCTTTCAGTTCGTCGTAGTTGACAAGGGCATTTGCTTCATCTTCTCCGATGAATGTCGCCCTGTCTTCCGACAAGAAGTACGGGTCTTTGTCCTTGTTCCGCATGGTCGAATCGTGTATCTGCTCCGATAATCTGTCGGCATACTCACGAAGTACCGTATCTACGATGAATGCGTCCTCTATAAGCTCTAGGAGCGAACTGCGGAGCATTTCTTTCGCCGGAATATCAATGTATCCGTACTGCGCAAAACGGTCTACAAAGTCCATATACTCGATTAGAGCGTCCCTGTATTTCCGTGCAATACGTATGCGGTCATTTCTGCGTTTCCGGCTAATCCGCATTGGCTCGTAATACTCTTCTATCGGCTCTGAGCGACGTTCCTTGCCGAGCTTGTTCAGTTCGTCAAACGAAAGGACTGACATTCAATCACCCCTTCACGTTCGGGCTGTTCTCTACTTGATCGGATTCGTCCTGACCGAGTCGGTCTTTGTTTGGAGCATCCTCGCCGGAACCGCCGTCTCCGGTATCTGAATTGCCCTTGCGATACCAGCCGTAGCCGTTGTAGCCGTCTCCGGAACCCCCGTTGTTCTTCTGCAACGTGGACTCGATGTACATGTCCAGATATTCTTTGGAGTCGATGTACACCTGCTCCGGGTCTGCGAAAGCGTTCATCTCTTTGAGCAAATGCTTCGGATGCAGACCGTGGGAAATTCCGGTAGCAAAGAAATTCATCTTCGAGACAAGCTCGTAATTCTTTTGGCGCTTTATGGACGGCTGAACATCCATGTATTTCAGCTCCAACATCGGATTGTCAGGCTCGATGTCCGGACTTGCGTTGATTGCCGATAAGACGACTTCGACCTCTTCCAGCTTGGACGACTCCATGTACATCTGCTCTTTTGATGCGGAACTCTCAGCAGCATCCCAACCAGAAGCAGCAGACGTAGCAATTCCGGTAGAATTGGAACTGTCGCCCCTCTGCGGAACCTGACATTTCTCAAGGATAAGTGACCGCTTTGTGACGATGTTATTGAGCTGACCGTTGTAGTCGGAGTTAATGACGAGCGGTTCAATCTTCGGGTCTTTTCCGTCACGAGTCGTATTGGTCTCAATCCAATCGCCGTTTTCCGGATGTGAAACAGTCTTGATTTCGTTTCCGTCTCTGTCGGTGACAGTCTCTTCCGGGAACTCGACATTGTTCGCCCACCAAATAGAATTGACGGTCTGACCAACGAGATTGGAGAAATCCGATTCAAGCTGATTCAGTTCGAGCATTTCCGGAATCTGTCGTTCAAAGCACCCCATGCGGTCGGATGCTCTGACCCACTCGATAATCGGAATCATGCCGAGCGGATTGCGCTGATTGTTGTACGGACGTTCCTGCCAGTCATAGTTTCTGACATACTCGTTGTCGGAGTTTTCTTTCTTCGGCTCTTTCCGGGGAAGGGAATCTATCTCAAAACGTGCACTCGGAGTGAATGCCGTGAAGTGGAAATTACCCATTGTGTCAGTCGAGTATGTTACGCCGAGCATCTTCCGGTGTCCGAGCGAACTTGACTTGACGATGTATGCGTACCGTGGGTCTAATACGTCATACGTGAAATAGGACTTTCCTTCACGCCAATAACGGTTGATATCGATGAAGGTATGGGCGATACCGCCTATCTCGACAAATCGTGCAAGCTCCTGCTGTTTCCGACCAACGAACTCAGCGGAGTAGCACTCGTTCAGTCTTGTAATGGCTTTATTCTCAGCCTTCTTGCCGGAATCTTTCTCTCCACGCTGAACAAGCGTAATCGGATTGCCCCACACGAAACTCGTCTTGAACTCCGTAATCTCGTTGGCGACGTTGTCTACGCATTTGCTGTCGATTTCCTTGCGAGTGACTTTCGCACGCAACTGTTCCTGCACTCCGGCTTCAAAACGGATCAATTCATCGATGCGCTGTGCATTTCCGATATGTGACGGAAACGTCTCTTGCAAGACCTTTATGATGTTTTCGCTTGTAATCTCTCTCTCGTCGGTATAGATGACCGCACGACCGACGCCATCACCAAGGATGTTCATTTCCCACCACCACCTTGCACTACAAAAAACGTCTTCCAGATGCAGTAGCAATGTACTTCACTGAACTCGTGCTTGCCACATGCCCCTTGCCGTTATAGTGGTTGACCGTTCCGCACCAAGGGCATTTGTACGACTTGACGATTTCCGAAATCCTATCGACCTTACATAAAGTCCTCATACAGCCCTTGCAACGGATTGTCTTTTGCTTTATCTGCTTTTCCATGACAAAAAAGCACCCCGTCAAACGTGGAGTGCTTGTTAAAATCCTTTTGCATATTTTTTCAGCATACATCTTAGCAGAGAATTGTCGGACAAAACGGACAATTTCGCATTTTTATCCGATTTCTTTCTCTAAGAACCGTGCATAGACCTTCCGAACGGCATCATCTGTGTAGCCTGCGCCCATTCTGCGTGCAACTTCCATCCACGGAAGGCGCTGAACGCATCGAAAAGTGATTATCCGGCGAATCTGAGGGTCTTTCAGACGGCTGATAAATTCCTGCACTTGTATCCGCTCGTTGTCAAGCATCGTGACCCTGACTTCCAAGACTTCAAGTTCATGCTCAAGACATATTTTCCGGTTGCCAAGAATGATTTTCAATCTTGAATATTCCGCAATCGGAACACCCTCAATGACAAAGCCCTGCCATCCACCTTCACCACCGTACACTTTGTCTTTTACGGTATGACCATTCTCAATTTCGGCAAGTTGCTTTTCGATTCTCTTGATGTCAGTCCTGATTTTCTGAATGTTCGTGCAGGTATCTTCGACCTCATCTATCAACTCGCAGTAGTGCAGTAGGGATTCTTTGTTCAAAATCTGCCACCTCTTGTAATCTTCGTGACTGTCGCATATGGATTCTCGCAGAACATGGACAACTGTGTCAGGCTGTCCACGGCATCATCATGCTCATTCTTTCCGACCGTAACGAACATGTTGACCTCTTCCATCGCACGGTTATATTCGGCTGACCGCTCGTACCGGGTAATGCCAAGCCGTTTGTCCTCTTCTTTTTGCTCCAAGGTACTCTTGTACGTGTTGAGGAAAACAAAGTTCCGCTTAATGTCTCCGGCATAAGCATTGATCTTCGCCATCTTTTCCATTGTGTTCGGCGCACGTCTGGCGGTACATGAACACTTGTAGCCCTGTCTTTTCAGCTCGTCATCAACGTACTCGCAGTACATGTCTCCACCCGTATTCGCTTCAAAGCGGATATTCCGTATCTCATTTCCAATGATGCGACCTACTACTACCGGAATCGTCTGTTCCTTTGCTCCGGTACTAAAAACCCAGTCGAAGATGTATACGTCGCCGTTCTCATATTCACGACCAATCGGCATGGACAGTGAGTCGCCACCACCGAAAGCAACGTCAACGACCGCAACGATCCTTGAGTCACCTTCCGGCAGGATTCCGTTAAAGTAGCGCAGTTCGTCTGACGGGAACAACAAACCTTCACGGACAAACGGCTGTTGCTGATACTTAGCCATCCACTCAGGTCTTTCAAGACGGTCACGCATCTCACGGTAATACTGCGTCGAGAACCCATTGTACTCATAGTCGAAATTGGATTCGTCCGTAATAGGGTCAAGAGCCGGTATTCTCCGGAACTTGTAGTCAGGTCTGTTTCCGTATTGAACCCTCATGCGCTCAAGTGGGTCTAAAATCGACCAGAGTGTTCCGACCATAAGAACCTTT